GGGGATTACCGTTTCGTCTGCAATCTCTTGCACGGTACATTCCCAGTTGACCGACGATCCCGCCCGCCAGATTAGAAAGTCGTTTGCTCGTTGTGTCATGGTTATTCCCCTTCAATATCGATGCGGTTTAGCTCTTTGTCTTCGGCTGCGTATGCCTCGGCCAATTCATCCCATGCGTCGCAAGCCTCGCCCGCTGTGGCCTCCGCGTCTGCGTCTAGGGCTTCATAGACAATGGTTCGGGCTTTGATGTCTGCAAGTAACTTTTCAAGTTGTTTCATGGTTTTGTCTCCGTTGTCATTTTAAGAAGCCTGCGCGCTGGATCAGATGCGATAACAGCTTGACGTCTAGCTAGGCGGTCAAACTCGTCGCCCTCTGCCGTGGCAAGTGTTGCAATATTATGTGCCACTGACAACAACAGCGATTGAAGCTCGGCCATAAAGTCAGGCTTATTAACTTTTCCCATCACTCGCCCTCCCCTGTCGTCTTGCGTGCCTCTAGCATTGCGTCGGCAATCTCATAGGCTTTCCGTGCAAACATTTCTGGCGTGGTTTCATTAATCAATCGGGTGTCGCGTCCGCAAGTAATTATAACGCCGTGCAGTGCATCCTCCGCAAACTCATCCCTGAGTGTTTTGTCACTGGCAAGTCCACCGGCTGCTTTTAGGGCTGCGCGCTTGGCTACGTCTCCCGCATAGAATTGGTTTGTTTTGTGTTCGGCGCGTTCGGCTTCTTGGCGCACTTCGTCATATGTGGTCATGGTCTTATCCTTTGTTTGCTTCTATCCCTACACTACGGCTATCGGTTCACCATGGCAAGTCCTAATTCGGATATTACAGAATAATAATCACGGGGTCAGGCTGGCGAAATGCTCAAACACGGCGTATTGCGTGCGGCGTATCGCGTCGAGCAGGTCCCCGTCTGTGGCTGTGTCTTCGTGTGCATGGCATTCACTGCACCCATGATATCCCCAAAAGTCGTGAGGCTTCTGGTTGGTGCCTGCCCCTGCGCGTCTGCGTGAATGACAAAACGCTGACTTTTCGTTGTCACCATTGCACCACGGTCCTTGCATCTGGCACGGCTGGCCCTTGGCAAATTTACGTAGTTTTTCTGACACAAACATCTTGCCAGGTTCGCACACGTCTTTAGGCTTGGTGTTGCGCTTCATCTGCTTGCGGGGTGCCTTGGGTGGTGTTTGGCTTTTGGCGTAGACTGGGCGTCCTGTGTTGACTTGGCTCATTTTGCGGCCTGATCTTGTTCTTCTACCATTTCAACAAAATCAAAAATAATCGCAAGTATTGAGCGTGCCTTGTCAAACCAATAAGGGCGCGCCTGCGGGTGAACATTATCCCAATCCCCGCCGTCTGATGCGTTGCGATCCTCAAATAACTTTTGACCTATGATAACCTCAAGGTCGTTGTAGACTTCTATTGCGTCTCTCATCTGTTGCCCTCTGGGTCTGTCATGTGGATGCCTTGCGGCAGATACTTGGCGCGCATCGCGTCGCCCATTTGACTTAACTGTTTGGTCGTCATTGCCGATGTCACTGACACATAATCCATTGCGGCTATCTTTTCCTCAAGCGTTAAGTTTTTAAGGTGCTTGAGAAATGCGCAGAAAGCGGGGTCATCTGCCATGAGGATCGGGCACCCTTGGTAGAACTTGCATTCGCGCTTAACCTGGTCGATTGCGCTGTGTGTCTGCTTGGCAATCTCGCCAAACCATTTATGGATCAGCGCGTTTTGACTTATCGTGCGCACCTTGCCTTCTTTGAATGTCAGGGTGAAAGGCACCGGCAAGCCCTCTACCCATTTCGCCAAGCGCCCCGCCTGTTCGGGCGTTACTGCTGACCGCATCATTTCATCCCCTCCGCTTCCATAATCGCGCGGCCTATCAGTTCTGGGATTTGGGGCACGACGGCGTTGCCGGCAGCAGCGCAGATGCGTGATCCATCGAGAAACCCATTAGCCACAAGTGGAAGGCCGGATTGCTCCTCCCAGTCCTGAATGAGGTTTTGGCCACCCAATGCGCCAACATTTCTTGGTGTCCACCTTCCGCACGTTTTATGGCCATTTCTGGCGATATCGAATAGTGCCATTTGGGGCCGTCTGATCTTTGTGGGGTAGGCAACAATCCAGACGCGCTCTCTGCGATGGTAAGCGCCCACGGCTGACGCCGGTATGTTTTCCCATTCCGCATCATACCCGCACTCGGCCAAGTCTCCAAGAATTGAGCCAAACCACCCCCCTCGTTGTTTACTTGGGCCACTAAGCAGCGCTGCGACGTTCTCCACGATGACGTAGCGGGGTGATAACTCGCCAATAAGTCGGACGATTTCGGACCAGAGTCCAGATCGCGTGCCGGGCCCCATGCCTTTTTGGGGCCCGGCAACGCTAATGTCTTGGCACGGGAATCCCCCTGTGATGACATCAACGGAAATTCCGTCGCGTTTAAGAATGTCGCCTGTGAGTTTGGTAACGTCTTCATAGCAAGGCACCTCCGGCCAATGTTTCGCAAGTACCTTGCGGGGGAACGGTTCAATCTCGCAGAATGCCACGGTTTCAAACCCGCCGGCGCGATCAAGGCCAAGGCTAAAGCCCCCGATTCCGCTGAACAGGTCGAGAACTTTTAGCTTAGTCATGCCTTGCCCCCATTCTTAGATGCCACAGAAAGAAACGCCACACCCGCGCCGAAAAGTGCCTCTTGACACGGCTGGCACGCGTATGTGTGACCCGATAGATAGGCCGTCGCGCCCTTGGCATTATCGCCAGCTAGGGCAACAGCCACAACCTCTGCATGTCCCGCTTGATCGCAAATCGACGCGCATTTCTCGTAGCCCTCCCCAATTGCGCGCGGGCAAACGGCTTGAGCATTATTGCAATAGTTTGTGCCAACAAACCGCTGGCCATTGGTTGCGACTATTTCGCAAGTTACGGTAGCTTTTGCGCAAGGGCCAATCATTCCATCACCGTGTATTTTCTTACATCCTTGTCGTAATGCAAGTTCAATGCAGTCGCGCGCTCGTGCAGGTGTTGGCTTGCGGCGGGCTTGTTAAGCGCCTTTACCTCTGCAATCAGTGCGTTGATGTCGTCAACCGTCTGCGCCTCGTTTACCTTTTCTTGTGTGGACTTAGGGCGTTCAATTTGCCGCTTGGCCGCGTCCTTTTCATAAAGCGCAAGCCCGAATGTGTTGCCAAAGGTCCGCAAGGCACGCTTGAGCGCGTCGGTCTCAGCTTCTTTAACCGCGCTTTCGATCACGTCGCCCTCGTTCTCTGGCTTACCGTTGCCCACGCCTACCGCTAAGCCCTCACGTATCACACCGGCCACGTTGACCCGCACAGCGCAGAGATACGAGCAACGCACCTGTTGCTTGGTTTCGCCGTTGTAAGTCAGATCAACGATTGCGCGGTGTGACATTTCAAGGCGGGTGACTTCATACGACCATCCGTCCTCCCCAAAGATGCGGTTGGCCTCGCGGATAACGTGCAGCCCGTCCACGTATTCGCCAAACTTGCCCTTTGGTGGCGGCTTGACTGCATCAGACGATAGCGGCTTTTGAAGCTCAATCTTTGCTAGGTCCCAGTTCATGCCGCTACCCCTTCGCGCAGATCAAAGTCAACGCCCACGGCTGTGAATGCGTCACGCACTAGCGTTATCGCGTGCATGGGAATCATTGGCGTGTCAGGGTTGTCTAGGTCTGCGTTGATAGCGTCTAGGACGGCGGCAAGGTATGCAACGGGGTTTGGGTGTGGTTGTGTCATGTCATGGTCTCCTTGATACGTTAAAGGCGGGCGGGTGATTGTTACACCGTCGCCCGCCCTGTTAGCTTACATCATGTTTCGGACTTGTCCAAGCGCTAATTTGCTAAAATGGAATCGAGTCCCCGTCCATGTCGCCCGCGCCGCCGTTGTTGTACCCGCTGTTGTCGCGCTGCTCGCCCGATCCATAGCCGCCCTGGTCGCCTGACTGCCCACCGCTGTCCGCCTTGCTTTGCAGCGTCACGTCAGTCACGTTGACCGTCAAATAGGTCTTGCCGTCGTGTTCGCGCTTAGACAGTTCGCCCGCAACGGTAATCTTGCCGCCCTTCTGGATGTACTGCGCAACCTTTTCGCCGCGCTGGCCCCACCAATTGCAGTCAAACCAGATTGTCGTCTTCTTGTCGCCCCATCCGTCATCTACTGCGACCGTCCAGCCTGTAACTTTGCTTTGACCCGCCGTGCGGACTTCTGCGCTCTTGCCAATGTTTCCGGCGATTGTAATATTTTTCATGCTATTTGCCCTCCTGTTTTCTGTTTGGCATTGTGTATTTAGCCAGCAAACTTACTATAAAGACGTCAATTACTGAGCTGTAATCTGCTACTTCAACAAGACCAAGAAGATACGAAATATACCCGCCAAGCGCCCACCCAGCAGCCATGAACGCAGCCCATCCAAAATGTTCCATTACATTCCCAACGCTTCTTTGTAGGTATCCAAGATACATTCCTCGTTTGCAATGTCGTCGCTGTCGCGTTTTCGCAGTGCAACAATCTTGCGCATCAATGCGGGGTCATACCCGCGCCCCTTGGCTTCGGCCAGCACTTCTTTTTGTTGCTCGGCAAGGTCTTTCTTCTCAGCGTCAAGCCGCTCCACCCGTTCAATGAATTGGCGCAGTTCGTCGGCTGTCACGCGGTAGGTTGTGTTGTCTGTCATAGGTTTAGTCCTTCATGGTTTCTGTTGGTTGTAAACGCGATTGCGTTCCAGTTTAG